GGCTACAAGCCTGAGCAAGTGTTTGCCGAGCTTGGCAGCGACTTTGCGGCACTCAAAGACTCCGGCGCATTGCNATTCCTGCAATTTATGCAGGGCAAACCGGCAGCGGACGCCGAACCGACTGACCCGGCCACGCCGCCAAAGCAGGGCAAGCGCAGCGCGGCAGACATCCCGCCGATGCAACTCACCTTGCCAGCTATCCACATTCACCAGAGCGAAACCCGCATCGATCCGCCTGTGGTGAATATCGGCGGGCCGACTGTCAATGTCGAGCGTGCCGAAGCGCCAGCGGTGCATGTCAACGTGCAGCCAACGCCGGTCACGATTGATGTGCAGCCTGCCGAAGTGCGTGCCGATGCGCCTGTGATCCACGTCGCCGCGCCAAACGTCACCATCCAGCCCGCCCAGGTCACGGTCGAGTTGGANGCCAACATNCCACCGGCNGANATCACNCTGGATCTGCCNANGCGNAAAACCACCACCGACATCACCCGAGACNGCATGGGNCGAATCNTCNGCACCACGCAGNTNGAAACCGACGCGGAGTAAACCATGAGCCTTTCAAACGCCACCGAAGCCGACATCCTCGACGTGCTGCTGCGCGGAGTAGACCCGTCCTATCGAGCCGGTGCCACGCAATATCTGGCNCTGTTCACCGCNGACCCNGGCGAAGCNGCCAGCNTNTCGAACGAGGCCAANTACACCGGCTATGCCCGTGTGTCGCTGACCAAGGCAAGTGCATGGACAGGCACGGCCAGCCCGTTTACCAACGCCGACCTGATCCAGTTCGGAATTTGCACTGCTGGCACCAACGCGCTGACGCATTTCGCCGTNGTCGATACCGCATCGGGCGCNGTCGAGATGATGATCAGCGGCGCGCTGTCTGCCACGCTCAACGTGTCGGCAGGNATCCAGCCGCAGTTCGGCGCGGGCGTGCTGTCGATCAGCGCCGACTAATGCAACAGTACCGATGCGCGCACTGTCTCGCACTGCTTGGCCTGCTGGTCGAAGGGGAGCCTGTGCCCGCATGCCCGGATCATCCAGACGCCGCGGTCGAGCTGATTGCAGGAGACGACGATGATCAATAGTCACGTCGCCATGCTGGATGCCTACGAGTCTGGCCGCTATCACCAGCAGCGCATCATCAAGACCGGCGCAGGGCGGAACTACGACACCAAGTGGCAGGATTGGGCATTTCAGGCCGGGCAACCGGCCTACGATGCCCGCATTGGCGANGTCGCCGCGTTTGTGCCTGCCATTGCCACCGGCAACGATGCTATCTATTTCCCACCAATCCCCGCAGGCATGGAACGCAAGCTGCACCGCGTGACGATGCAGCCAAAGGCCAGCGGCGAATCGCAGGCCAGCATCGACTTTGTGCTGTATGACCTAGTGGGCTATTACCCACTGATCGACGGTGACAGCACCGACCCGCAAGAGCTAGACAACACACTGACCCTGCCGCGCTACACCGACGGCGCAGGGCTGCGGCTGGTGATGGTCAATCACGTCGCACCGGCAGTTCAGGGCGGTGTGATGGTGCTCGAATACACCGACAGCGACGGCACCGACCGCACGCAAACAATCGGCGTGCCGGCGAACGGCATCAACACCGTCTGTTCTGGCGTTGACGCTACCAATGGCACCCGCACCGGGCCTCTATCGGTCAGCCTGCTGGCGGGCGTCACAGGTATCCGGCGTGTGAATCGAATCACGTACACCAAGCCACCGGGCGGGCTGCATTGCTTGTATCTTATCAAGCCGCTGGCACAGTTTAAGCATTACCACGACGAGCTTCTGCAGGCCGATACGACGGGCAGTAAGCACGCGGTCGAGGTCGATTTTGCACTCAAAGACGGATGGCGGCTGCCAACCATCCACGACGGCGCGCACCTTTCTCTTTTCTACCGACCAAACGGCGGCGGGCGAACCGTCACGTTTTTCGGTCAGTTTGACTTTGTTTGGGGATAGAACATGGCGATTCAATCGATTGACCAGCTATACGCGGCGTTCTCGGCAGGGCAAACCGACCGGCAGGACTTCAACAAGATCACTGGCGCGGCGGCCTATGCTGCGGGCCGTTGGTACGAGATGTTCAGCCTCGGCGGTTTCCCGCCTGCCACCACCTATCCCGGCACCGCGCTGGCGTGGAAAGCATGCGACGATGCGACCGGCGACGGCACCACGCGGTTCGGCATCCCGCACGGCGGCAACGTGTCCACGCTGATCAAGCAATTGTCCACGCTGTCGGCATGGTCTACGGCGGCAACCGGCGTGCCATCGGTGCTCAAACTGGTGGACCTGCAGGGCTACTATCCCGGCATCTCGATGAACTCGGCGACTGCGCAAACACTCACCGGCACACCGTCGATGCGCTACAGCAACGGCGTGCGCGCTGCGCTGGCCATCCGCACCACGTCGGGCGCTACGGCGCATAACGTCAACATCAGCTACACCAATCAATCCGGCACATCCGGTCGCACGCTACCGGGCACCGTGGCCTGCACGGTGTCTGCCATTACCCCGCACATTTGCCACAGCGGAACGGCGGCCAACAATTTCGGGCCTGAACTGCCACTGGCAACCGGCGACACCGGCATTCAGTCGGTGCAGTCGCTCACCCTGTCGGCATCCAGCACGGCAGGCACGGCTGTTCTGTTGCTGTACAAACCGCTGGCAACCATCCCGCTGAGCATTGCCAGCCTCATGACCGAGAAGGATTTTTGGAACCAGTTGCCAAGCGCGCCGCAGATCAAGGATGGCGCGTGCCTTGGCTTCATCCTTGGAACCGGCGCAGCAGTAGCGGCAAGCACCACGTTTGCTGGCGCGCAAGAGGTTGTCTGGGGCTGATGCTGTACCCAAACGGCCAGCGCGTTTTGACTAGCATGGCGCGGCCTATCGCGGGCGCGTTGGTCGCTTGCGGCGCGCTGCAATACGGCGGGATTAATGGTGCGCGGCTTAATCGGTTTGTGTCCGACACCTATTCGCGCATTGTCGGCGCGGTGCCGTCTGGCTATGGCGGCAGTGCGTGGATTCTGGCAGTCACCGCTGGCGGTATGGCTGGCCGTTCGGCGGTAGAACTGTCCGCCACCGGTACGGGCGCGATGGGCCTGCCAGGATCAGGCACGGCAGCGATCACGTTCACGGTCGCTGATGCTGCGGGGTCGCTGATCGTCAGCGGTAGCGGATCGGCCTCGTTCGCGGTTGCCGTGGCCGACGCATTGGCCTCGGCATCCATCAACGGCAGCGGCTCGGCATCGTTTTCCGTCACCGCAGCCGATGCCACGCTGGGCGCACTTGCCAACGGCGCAGGCACAGCCAGCATCACCGTCTCGGGGACGCTGACACCGTATGCCATCGGCCACATGGCTGGCAGCACCGAAGATTCGAGCGTGCTCACCACGCAGAGCATTGCCAACGCTATCTGGTCGGCGCTGGCATCGGCCTACACCGAATCCGGCACGATGGGTGCAAAACTCAACGCGGCCAGCAGCGGCGGCGTAGACCTGTCGGCACTGGCCGATGCCGTCGTGGCGGCACTGCAGGCCACGGCAATTCCGGTCAACACCGTGCAGATCAAAGGCCAGACCATCACCGGCAGCGGTATCGAATCAGACCCTTGGGGGCCGTGATGGCCTCCGCATGGGGTCTGGCATTTGGCAAAGCCTGGGCCGATGCCTGGGGCGTGGTGCTGGAGGATGAAGACCCGATCCCTGCACCCCGCCCGGTATTGCGCGCCATCCCCGATGAGCGGCGCCGTAAGCGCGTCACCCCGGCTATTCCACTGGCATCACTTCGGCCTGTAGACCACGCCGCCGACGATGAAGATGTGCTGTTGATGATCGGCGCCATGTAGGCGTGTAGGCGTGCCATTTTGCCTAAACTTGGCACACGGGCCGGTGTTTGATGCTCACCCATGAGCACACAAACCCGACAGCTACCGCTGCAAACCCGTCTCGCCGTGATCCAACCGGCGACCTTCAACGCCGAAGCGCGAACGGTCGAAGTGGTCTGGACGACGGGCGCAAGCGTCCGCCGTTACGACTTCTGGTCGGACGAAACCTACGACGAAGAATTGGAGATCAGCGCCGCCGCGATTGACATGGCGCGATTTTCGACCGGTGCCGCGCCCGTGCTGGACAGCCACGCCACGCGTGGGCTTGAAAACCAGCTTGGCGTGGTCGAACGCGCATGGATCGACGGCAACGTCGGCAAGGCCACGTTGCGGCTCAGCCAGCGCGAAGACGTGGCGGGCATCGTCGCCGACATCGCTGCCGGAATCATCCGCAATATCAGCGTCGGGTACAGCGTGCAGCAGTACCAGATCACCCGCTCGCCCGGACAAGTTGCGGTCTATCGCGCTGTGCGGTGGACGCCCTCCGAACTCAGTTTCGTCACCGTGCCAGCCGACCCCGGCGCGACCACGCGTGACGCTCCCGCGCAGGGCTCTCCCTGCCTTTTCACCACCCGAGGTAATGCAATGGACCCGAACGATAACGGCGGCACCGCCGCATCTGCCGCTGACGACGCGGCGAACATTGAACAGCAGCAACGCGCCCAGCGTGAGGCCGCCGAAGCGGCCAACGTACGCAGTGCCGAAATCGTTGCACTGGCGACCCGACATGGCATGACAGATAAAGCCGAAGGCTGGATTCGTTCCGGCAAGCCCATCGGCGACATTCGCGCCGACGTGCTGACGGCATTGGTCGCGGCAGACCAAGCGCGTGGCGGTAACTTCAACCACGTTGTGCCTGGCATGGACGAAGCGGACAAGCAGCGCGCAGCCACCGAAACGATGCTGCTGCATCGTGCCAACGCCATCGACCCGGCAACTAAAGCCCGCGTGCAGATCGAGCGCGACAACCCGATGCGCGGTTACACGCTGCTGGAGCTGGCCCGCCGCTCGTTGGAGCGTACCGGCGTCCGCACCGATGGCCTGTCGAAGCTGGAACTGGTTGGCCGTGCGTTCACGCAGTCCGGTTCGGATTTCCCGGTGCTGCTGGAAAACACCATGCACAAGGCACTGCAAGGTGCCTACGCCGTGGCCGCCGACACCTGGTCGCGTTTCTGCGCCCGTGGCTCGGTCAGCGATTTCCGGGCGCACAACCGCTATCGCACGGGCAGCATCGGAAATCTTGATTCGCTCACCGAACTTGGCGAGTTTAAGCACAAGGCGTTGCCGGATGGCGAAAAGGCGACGGTGACCGCAGGCACCAAGGGCAACATCGTTACCCTCAGTCGTCAGGCCATCATCAACGATGACCTGAGCGCATTCGTGGGTGTTCTGAACATGTTGGGGCGCGCCGCTGCTCGCACCATCGAAGCCGATGTCTACACGCTGCTGGCCGCCAACCCGACGCTGGAAGATGGCGTTGCGCTGTTCCATGCCAGCCACGGCAACATCGGCACCGGTGGCGCCCCCAGCGTGACCTCGTTCGACAACGCCCGCGCGCTGATGGCCGCGCAGACCGATGTCAGCGGTAACGATTACCTCGACCTCCGCCCGTCGATCTGGCTTGGCCCGACTGCTTCGGGCGGTTTGGCCCGCGTCATCAACGGCTCGCAGTACGACCCGGACGCCAACAACAAGCTGCAGCGCGCCAATGCGGTGTACGGGATGTTTGCGGATGTCATCGACACCCCACGCATTTCTGGCACCACCTGGTATGCGTTCGCGAGCCCCGCCGATGCGCCGGTCATCGATGTGTCGTTCCTCGACGGCAACGACGCCCCGTTCTTGGACATGGAAGAGGGCTTCAGCGTCGACGGTGCCCGCTACAAGGTCCGTCTCGACTTCGGCATCGCCGCCATCGACTACCGGGGCGCGGTCCGCAACGCGGGCGCGTAATCCACACCAACGGGCAGCCCGCATTGGCCGGGCTGCCCACACATCACACGCGAGGTTGTTATGGCAACGAATTATGTATCTGACGGCAACGTCATCCAGTGGACCAATGGCACCGGCTCGGCAGTCAGCTCCGGCGATCTGGTTGTGGCGGGCCACACCTTGGGCGTTGCGCTGGTCGACATCGCCAACGGCGCGTCCGGCTCGGTCGCCGTCGAGGGCGTTTTCACCGCGCCGAAGGTGTCGGCGGCGGTGTTTGTGCAGGGCGAAAAGCTGATCTACGACGTGTCCGCTGGCGCGTTTGACGACTCGGCAGCGACCCCGGCCAGCGGTGACATCACCGGCGGTGCGGTGGCGTGGATTGCGGGCGCGAATGCGGAGACGACCTGCACGGTCAAGCTCACCCCCGGCAACGCCACCAAAACGGCCTGATGAACCGGCGCGGGGCTGATTCGGCCCCGCGCACTCACCGCACCCGGACCCTGACCGATGACTGACCCCGACACCTACCAAACCGCTCGTCCCGGATTGGAGCGCCACGTGCAATCTGCTGCACTCACCATCTTGATGCTGTTGATGGGCTGGGTTGGGAACACGCTCATCGCCGTAGACAAACGCACTGCCGTGATCGAAACGCAGTTCGGCACGCTCGCCGCCCAGGTGGCGCAGTCGCAGCCTGCGCGCGAAGCCGCGCGGGACATGGCCGAAGTAAATCGGCGGATTGATGCCATTGAAGCGCGGTTGCTACGCGACCGTGAGGCCATCCGCGCTGCCGAGGCGCAACACTGATGTCCGTCGCGCGCACCATCGCCATTCGTGCGGCGCTAGTGCTCGGCATGGCCGGGCCGGTGGTCGGCTATTACGAAGGCATGGTTCCGCATACCTATGCCGATCCGGTCGGCATCCCCACGATTTGCTACGGGCATACCGGCGCGGATGTCGCATTCGGCGACACGCGCACGCCCGAACAGTGCGAGGCATTGAAGCAAGCAGACATGCAGGCCGCGCTTGGCGGTGTTCTGCGCTGTACCGGCCCGCAATTGGCCGATCACGAATACGCCGCGCTGGTGTCGTTTACGTACAACGTCGGAACCAGTGCGTACTGCAACAGCACCATGGCCCGACAGATCAACGCGGGCGCACCGGCAACAGTCTGGTGCAGCCAGCTTGACCGCTGGGTCTACGCCAAAGGCATCAAGCTTCCAGGCCTAGTCAAGCGCCGCGCTGCGGAGCGCGCACTGTGCGAGGGCCGCGCATGAACCGCCGCACCACCGACATTCGCACGCCCGGCCTACTGCCCGCACCGCTGGCCGATTGGCTGACGCGCTGGGGTCCGAAGATCCTGCTGGCGGTGTTGGTGCCGCTGTGCATCTACGCCATCGTCGTGACGGAGTTCGGGCCATGATCCCGCCGTCTGTCGTGCTCACGCTGATCCTGATTGTTTCCGTCATCGGGAACGTCTGGCAGCTTGTTCATGCGGCCAACAAAACCGCTTCGGCGGATCACGTCGCCGACACCGCCACCGCCGCGAATGTCGAGTGGGAATCCACCGCCATGGCCTTGCAGTCCAGTCTTGCGCAGTGCCAACAGCAATGGGCACTGCAGAACCAATCCGCCGCCACCGCTATCGCCCAGGCACGTCAGGGCCGTGCCGAAGCACAGCGGCAGGCGGATGCCTGGAAATCCCGATGGGACGAACGCACCGCATCGTGCGATGCATCGCTACAGCAGTTGGAGGTCGCATGCGCGCATCTATCGGGCTACTGATCGTCATCGCGCTGTCTGGCTGCTGCCACGACACCGTGATCACAAAGCCCACGCCGATTACCGTCGAAACCATCCGCCTGCAAGCGGTGCATGACGCACTGACTGAGCCGCACCCGGTCGCCGAAGGCCCGCTGTCGCTTTGCCCGTGGGTGGCATCCGACCGCAAGCGCGAACTGGAAGCCTGCAATGCCGACAAGGCCGCGATTCGCGCACAGCACGGAGGCGGGCAGTGAGCGCCGTGATCGACAACACGCTGTGGGACGCCTTCGCCAGCGCGGATGCCGCGTTCTTCGGCGCCTATGCCTGCACCGTCACTGCTGCCGATGGCGCGGTGTACGGCGTCAACGGCTACATCGAGCGCGGCAAAGGACCGCGCCCGCTGCCCAGCGGGCAGATCATCGATTCCGACATCACCCTCACGCTGATCCAGTCCACCACCACGCCCATGCCCGACCCCAAGCGCGGCTGGCGAGTCGTGGTGAACGGATCGACCTACAGCCTCGACGCATTGCTGGAAAGCGATGCCTCAACCTGGACCTACTCGGTGATCGCCCTATGAGCACCAACCCCTGCGCCGACGCGCTTTACTGCACCGCAGGCGATGCCTGGACGCACGCATTCCAGTATTGCGAGCTGACCGGCTACGACGAGATTACCGGCGAACCGATCGCAGGCGACCCGATTGACCTCACCGGCATTTCCGCGCGGCTGGATGTGCGCGACGAACAGGGCGACACCTTGTTCACCGGCAGCACAACCGGCGGGGAACTCAGCATCGAAGCGGCGACGGGAACCATCACCGTTTCCGCCACCGCCAGCGACACAGCCCCGTTCGCCACCGCCCGCCCGCGTGAGCTGGACGTTGGCCTGCGCATCTGGGAAACCGGCGCCTACAACGCCACCGCGCAGACCATCGCCAACTACACCCTGATCGCCGACCCCGCCAAGGTGGGAGGCGAAGTATGACCGCCGTCACCAAGATCATCGCCCAGCCCGCCGCGCTCGTCCGCGTGATGGCGGTGGGAATGCGCGGCTTGCCCGGTGACGCAGAAGGCATCCCCGGCCCAGACGGTGCCAGCGCCTACGAGGTTGCGGTTGCGTATGGTTTTGTCGGCGACGAAACCGCGTGGCTGGCGTCGCTGGTTGGTCCAGCTGGGGCGACCGGCGCAACGGGCGCAACCGGTGCGACTGGTCCGCAAGGTCCGCAAGGTGATCCTGGCGCAACAGGCGCAACCGGAGCCACAGGCCCGCAGGGCGATCCCGGTGCGGACGGTGCAAGCGCGTACGAGGTCGCCGTCGCCAATGGATTTGTTGGCACCGAGGCCGCATGGCTGGCCT